CGACGAGCGCTACAGCCCCAAGCCGCAGAGCAACCAGCTTGAGATATTCGGCCTCGGCTCCGCAGGCGAGCAGGACTTCCAAGAGGCCCGCAAGTGGATCGAGGACAACCCAGGCGCTTGGAACTTCATGGTGGAGAACGCCGTGAGGCTCAACCGCAAGGGCTACGTGTCGGTCAACTACCTGGTGAACATGGTGCGCAACGAGCTGCACGTGGCCTGCAAGAACGGCATCGCCCCGAGCCTGGCCCGCATCATGGAGGCCCGCTACCCGCAGCTGAAGGGCGCTTTCAACAAGCACCGCAGCCAGTCCGATGGGTTCACGGCATGAGCTGGGTCAGGCACAAGGAGCGCTCCATGACCTTCAAGCTCGAGCTGGAGAAGATCGTGGGCAAGGAGCGCCACCGGACCGACCCGCGAACCGGACGCAACTACACCCCGAAGCAGACGAGGCTCGCCGAGGAGGCCGTACGCAAGGCCTACAGGGCCGAGCACGAGGACCACGGGGACTTCGACGGAATCGTGACCGTCGCCATCGAGACCTTCAGGCCACTGGCCAAGAGCAACCCGAAGTACTGGGTGGGCCGCGCCGACCTCGGCAAGCCCGACTGGGACAACATCGGCAAGCTCATATGCGACGCGCTCAACGGCGTCGCGTACACGGACGACGCCCACGTGGTGATGGGTGGCGTCCAGAAGGAATGCCGCACGCCATACGGCACGCCGCCGCTGGCAAAGGTGTGCATCACCCACTTCACCGAGGAATACATAAAGGAGAAAAAGAAATGAACGACAAGTACTTCGACGCCAACCTCTTCGAGGAACTCCCGGCGGACCACTTCCACCAGAAGGTGCTCGAGCACGCCACCCGCATCGCGAGCAACCTCATGTTCGATGCGGCCCACCCCGACCACACCGGCGGCGTGAAGAGCGCCAACGCCTACCACATGATGATCGCGCTGTGCGAGGCCGGGCTCGCGAAGCTCGACGAGAAGGACGTGGCCAAGAGCCGCGAGTTCGTCACCAAGGTAATCACACCCATCACCAAGGAGAACGAGCGCGAGATGCGCCGCGAGTTCATGGTCGCCATTCTCGGCATCAAATAGGAGGCGTCTATGGAACCCATGGAGATCAGGGCCAACTTCAAGCAGGCGACGGTAAAGGGCGGCACGGCCGTACTGCAGCTCGAGATTCTGACGAGCGACGCCAACGCCTTCCCCATCCTCAAGCTCTCCGGCAAGCCCGTCGTCCTGACGGTGGCCGACATCCAGGACGAGCTGCCGCTCGACTACGACGAGGACGAGGGCGAGCCGCTCCCGTTCGACCGACCGGCGAACGTGGACGTCGAGACGGGCGAGGTATACGAGGTCATCACGGACGAGGCGCGAATGATTGGAGACGGTGAGTAATGGAGTACACGCAGGACGAGAGGCTGGCCCTGCTCACGGCCATGCAGAAGCAGATCAAGCCCGCGCTCGACGAGGCCAAGGCCATCGCGCGGCAGGAAATCATGGAGGGCTTCGCCGAGACCCACACAGACCGCCGCGCAATCCTCGTCGGCGAGGAGAAGGTCGGCGAGATCGGCATCAGCTACAGCAAGGCCGCCCCGGTAATCCTCAAGGAGCGCATGGACGAGGCCGTTGCCTTCCTCGACTCCATCGGCATGGTGGACATCGTGCCCAAGAAGGGCTGGGAGGCCCACTTCGCAAAGGCCGGTGACAAGGTCGTGTGCACCGACACGGGCGAGACGGTCGACTGGGCCATGTGGTGCCCCAAGTCGCCCAAGACCGCAGCGGTGCGCGGCTGCGACCCCGAGGACGTCATGCAGGCGCTCGGCCCGCGCGTCGAGGGAATGAGCGCGGCCGCCCTGCTCGGGGACGGTGAGCTGTAATGGCCGAGGATGTGCCCATGGTCCAGGCGGTGAAGCCGGACACGTTCGACCCGTCCGCGATGTTCACCCAGCTGCTCGCGGAGGCGCAGGCCGAGATGGTCAACCCGACCAAGAGCAAGACGGGCCAGAAGGGATACCAGACCTACTCGTACTCCCCGCTTGACTTGGTCCTGAACATCATCAGGCCGCCGCTGAACAAGCGCGGAATCTTCTTCTACCAGCGCTCCGAGGTCGCCGCCAACGGCGCGGGCATGCTCCTGAACACCATCGTGGCCTTCGGCGGCGAGGAGCGCGTGCTCGACGTGAAGCCCTACGAGTATGCCAGCGACCCGCAGGAGTTCGGCAAGCGCGAGACCTACGCCCGCCGCTACTCTGCGCTCATGGCCTTCGGCCTCGTGGGCGAGGAGGACACCGACGGCGACACAGGCCCCAAGGAGACCAAGGAGAAGGCCCCGACGAAACCCCGACCGAGCAAGCGCAAAGTGATGCTCGCCAAGATAGCGAAGCTCAAGGCCGAGTGCATGCAGAACGGCGTCAAGGAGGAGGGCCTCCGCGCGTACGAGGAGGCCAACTTCGGCACCGACGACACGACCAAGCTCACCGACAGGCAGCTCGAGGAGCTTGGCAAGCATCTGGCCCAGATGGCCAGGGACAGTAAGGAGATCAACTAGTGAGCAGCGGAATCAACACGGTCGCCATCAGCGGCAACCTCGGGCGCGACCCCGAGTTGCGGGCCACGCAGGCGGGCACGCAGGTGCTCCTGTTCTCGGTGTGCGTCAACGAGCGCCGCAAGGTCGGCGACGAGTGGCAGGACGTGCCCAACTGGGTCGGCGTGACCGTTTTCGGCAAGCGCGCCGAGGCGCTCAACCGCTACCTGTCCAAGGGCACGCACGTGTGCGTCCAGGGCAGGCTGCGCCAGAGCAAGTGGGAGAAGGACGGCCAGAAGCACAGCCGCCTCGAGGTGATCGCGGACAACGTTACGTTCTCCGGCGGTGCCAAGCGCGACGACGTGCCCGACGAGGTCTACGACGACGATTGCCCGTTCTAAGGAGTGAAGATGGAGCAGTATTCGATTCTCGACCTCGCGCTCGAGGTCTACATTCCCGGCGCGCACGGCTACGGGTGCACCGAGGGCCAGTGCGTCTACACGGTCACCAACGGCCAGGCGCTTCTGGTCGAGGCGAAGGTCAAGCGCTCGCGCGGCAACGACGCCGCGCCGAAGGTCAACAAGAAGCGCCTGCAGCGCGTGGCCATGTGCTTCGCCGCCGACCATCCCGAGGTCGAGGCCATCAGCTTCGACGTGCTCGAGGTGATCGTGGGCAGCGAGGCCACCCTGACGTTCAACGCAGCCAAGGCCGCCTTCACCTGGGAGCGATGACATGGAGGAGGCCCAATTCAAGTGGCTTCCCAAGTTCACCGCAGCCTGCGCCAAGGCACCGGAGGAGCAGCGAGGAAAGCTCCTCTGGGCCTTGGCCCAGTACGGCACCTACGGCATCGAGCCGGAGCTGGAGTGGCCGCTCGATGCCATCTTCGCCAGCGTCCGCGAGGACATCGACTATTCGAAACGGTGCATCGCGGCAGGCAAAACGGGTGGACGAGGCAACAGAAAGCCCCCTTTAGACGGTACTAAACACCCCTTTAGCGAAAGCGAAACCCAAAACGACGAGCCGGAGGGAAACGACGAACCCCTTTCGGACAGCCAAAAGGGTGACGGGGACAGCGCTGAAGCCAAAGCAAAGCAAGGCAAGGCAAAGCAAGGCAAGGCAGTTAGTAAGAGATTCGTCAAACCCGCGCTCGCGGAAGTCGAGGAGTACGTCTCGGCCAAGGGCTACACGTTCAACCCCGAGGCGTTCTGGAGCTACTACGAGGCCGTCGGGTGGAAGGTCGGCAGCAAGCCGATGAAGAACTGGAAGGCCGCGTGCTCCACGTGGCAGCAGCGCGAGGCAAAGAAGGAGGTCAAACATGATGCGTACTCAAATCTCTGACGTGCTCATGCCCGACGGGGCGCGCGAGCAGATCGCCGCAATCATGCGCTCCCGCCTCCGCAAGGCGGGGCTTCGCGGCCCCTACGCCGAGGCCGACTGCGACCTCGGCAAGCGCATGGCCAAGCTCGCCGGGAAGGGCGAGGGGGCCTACCTCTGGGGCGAGCCGGGCACGGGCAAGACCTACGCCGCCGCCTGCGCCGTCCGGCTGGCGGTGCTGGACGGGACCAGCGCCAAGCTGGTCACCACGAGCCGCCTGCTCGACGACATCCGCTCCGAGTACGACGGCGGAGAGCGCGGCGCGCTCCGCAGGGCCGAGCGGTACAGGCTCCTCGCCCTGGACGACCTCGGGGCAGAGCGCCCGACCGAGTGGGCCATCGAGACGCTGACGCGCCTCATCGACACCCGAGTGGCCGAGGGCCTTCCCACCATCGTCACGAGCAACTACCGCATCGGCCAGATCAGGGACCTCTGGGGAGGCATGGCGGGCAAGCGCGTTGCATCGCGCCTCGCCGGTGCTTGCAGGCCCATCGAGGTCAAGGGGCAGGACAGGAGGCTCGGATGATAGTGAGCGCATCGCAGCTCCGTGGAGTCCCGAAGGACCGCGCGGAGCTCTACGGCAAGCCCCACGTCGGCGCGCGCTACGTGGGCAACCGCTACGAGCTGACCGCCGAGCGCTGCGGAATCTGCGGGCGGCAGGCCACGAACTGCCACCACATCGTGCCGAGGCGCTGCGGGGACTTCGCCCTCGTCACGCCCAAGGGCACGTGGCGGCTCCGCTCGCCGCTGATCGCCCTGTGCGGCAGCGGCACCACGGGATGCCACGACGGGTTCCACGGCGGGGCGAGGTACAGGCCCGAGTGGGTGTGGGACGAGCCGGAGTTCGAGGAGGCGTGGTGGGACGGCACGCTGCTGTGCGAGCACGAGCCGCACGACCCCGCGCTCTACGGCTACGGCCACTGGGCGATAACGGACACCAAGACGGGACGAACCATCGAGATAACGGAGGGTTAGACATGGAAATCACCAACTGCGAGCAGTACGTGCTCGCCGAGCTGGACTACGAGCAGCGCCGCAACGAGCGCCTCGAAGCCGAGAACAACAAGCTGGCCAAGCAGCTCGACGCCATGACCAAGAGGGCCGCGAGCTACTACGAGACGATCACCCGCCCGAAGACGCCCATCGAGGCGCTCGCGGACAGGGTCATGCGCGAGGAGATGCTGACCCGCTTCTCCTATGCCGAGGTGACGGGCGTGGAGGACCTGTATACCGGGAAGACGCTCGACTTCGACGAGTGGTGCCACAATGCGGTGCGCCTGAAGCAGCTGCCGGACGGCATCAGCGAGGAGACGCTCATCCAATTCATGCGCGACGACCTCAAGGCCATCTACGACGCGGAGGTGGCCGAGTGTACCGAGTAGAGGCTGTCGTTTTCGACAAGACCGACGGCGGCAGGCCGAGGCCGTCGAGCGGAGCCTTCTACGACGTCTGCGCGGGGAGCTTCGAGAAGTGCATGGAGTTCATCCGCGCCAACGCCGTGACCCCGCCGGACTGCCTGCCGACCTTCTACCGCATCGCCCGCGATGAATAGGGCGTGCGCGGGGCAGACGGTCCTAGACCTCTTCCCCGCGCCTCCGCGCGACCACGTCGAGGACACGCTCAAATGGATGTGCGACGTGCACGGGTGCATCAGGGGCGAGATAGAGGGCGAGGTCCGCGAGCTGTACCGCGACTTCGGCACCGTCGAGGCGTTCGACCGCTGTAAGGCGCTGGTCGACTTCCGTGACGGGAAGAAGTGCCACGAGCCGCTCGGGTGCACCACCCCACGGCAGATAGGCGTGTTCGACCCGGACGTGGAGGTCCACACGGTGTGGGACCGCTGCTGGGCGGCGACCCACGGCCTGCCGATGGGGCAGGTGTTCAGATTGAGAAGCTGGGACTACGGCCGGAAGAGGCCAGGGAGCTGGATGGAATGAGGAGACCGACCGGGGAGGACGCCATAAGGGCCGCAGCGCTGCTGTTGAGCATCCCGCTGCTCGTGGCGTGCCTCCAGCTTATCGCATACGACTGGATTAAGGAGAGGAAGAAATGAACGAGATCACTACCGAGGAGAGGCTCCGCATCGTCGAGGAGCTGAACCGCACGGCCAACGACAGCCTGGGCGGCGAGAGCCTCCAGCGGGCGCTGGCAAGAATCACCGGGGCGGAGGACACGAGCTGGCGCGTGGCCGAGCTGGCGTACCGCCCGACGACGCAGGTGCAGGTGGCCCCTGACGGCCGATACCACTGCTTCGCCTGCGGCCACGACGGCAGGACCGAACCCACGGGCGGCCTGAACTACTGCGAGCAGTGCGGGGCGGAGGTGACCAACTGATGGATAGGCCCGACATCTACAGCGACGGGGAGAGGCCGGAGCGCTGCGCGAACTGCAACCATGTCAGGACGACCGTGTTCCGCAGCGTCTACGGGACCGAGCGCATCGAGTACGAGTGCATGCGCAGGCCCGAGTTCATCCACCGCACCCAGGGCGAGGCGCGCTGCAACTACTGGACCGACGCGAGCTACGAGATCGGGGAGGACTAATGGCAATTATCGAAACGCCCAAGGGCGTGACCCCATCCACGATCCCCGAGTATGCAACGCCCAACGAATGGGCCGCGGCTTTCAACGTGAGCGTGAGGACCGTCTACAGGATGTGCAAGGACGGGGAGCTAATGACCGTGAGGACGCCCGGCAGCATCCGCATCTGCCGCGACATGTCCTTTGTACTGCTGGGGCTAGATAGGTGATAGCAATGGCGAATATCGAGTTACCAAAAGATGCCGAGGGCCGCGAGATTCCACTCGACGTCGAGGTGCTGTACGACGAATACGGAGAGAAGTTCCTCACAGACCGGGCCACGTATATGCGCAAGAGCGGCAGCTGGTGGTTCTCCGGGCATTTTGACCTGCAGTCCGTTCAGCATCGGTACATGGCGTCGAGGCTGCACCTCACCCAGCCCGACAGCTGGAAGAGGTTGAAAGAGGACTTGCGCAGAACTATGGGAGCGTCTGACGCGGTATGTGCATATTTTGGTGGCGACAACCGCGACTGCGTCGCGTGCAGGCTCAACAAGGAGAGCTTCAAGGGCATCCCGTATTGCAACCCGTGCTTGGCGTTTACAGACATTCTCGACCGCATCCGCAAGCTAAGGAGTGAGAGCCGATGAGCTACGCGAAAGTAAGCAACAACGAGCGGCGCAACGCCGCGCGGCGTCTGCGCGACGCGGCGAACGGGATCGCCTGGAAGGGAAACAGCTTCTGCGCCATGCTGGCGAGGCTGACCCGCGCAAAGGAGGCGACCAGGCGCGGCGTCATGCACAGGCTCGCGGAGCTCATCGAGCCGAAGCCCGTCACCGGGGACACATCGGACGGATTCCATACGTTCGACGAGCTCTACCACCACAGGGCGGTCCTTTTCTCGCTCATCGTGGCGTGTTTCCCGAGTGCGTCGTGGAAGTCCAAGCGGCACAGCGACGGAACCATGTACGACGGCATGTTCATCGTCGGAATTGAGACGAACTGGGGGCAGGCGACGTACCACTACGACGTCGATAAGTGCTGGGATATGTTCCGGTGCCGTGAGCTAGAACGAGCCCCCGAGTGGGACGGCCACACGCCGGACCAGGCGATTGAGCGCATCGGCCTTGTCGCGCAGACGCTCGCCGACGCACGCGAGAAAACGGGAGCCGAAATCGGGTTCTGCCGGAACGTCTACGACGAGGACGCCCTTCCTTCACGCAAGAACGGTTCTGGGCACTCCGCGTGCGGTGAAAAGGTGGTAACGCGATGCTCGTAACCGAGAAGAAGGACGTGCCCGAGGACTGCACGACATGCCTGTACTGCCGCTTCAACGGGTGCGCCAACGCCGACCGCCAGAAGGACTGGATGCACTACCGCGTGTGGAAGGGCCTCGAGCAGTGCCCGAGCTGGTGGCTCGACCAAAACCGGTTCGAGAGGGCGTGACGCGATGGCAACCGAATACGTTTTGGACGCCGAGAAGATCGCCCACTGGAGAATCGACAACCACGTGCCGCTCAAGCAGCTGGCACGTAAGGCGGGCGTCAACCTCAGCAGCCTGGGCCATGCCATCCGTGACGGCCGTGAAGTGAAGATGAACCTGCTGCTCAACCTCGCGGATGCGATGGGCGAAGACCCGCGGGACATCGTGAGGAAGAAAGACGGGACGAACGAGAAGACGGAAGGGCGGTGACCGGCATGGATGATAGCGAGATTCCCGAGCTCTGCAGGGCGTGCTATGCCGCCGAGTCTTGCGGTGGAGACAAACAGCGCCGCAAAAACGGCTGGAAGGACTGCCCGTTCCCGTCTGTCCAGGTCGGCCCGCCCCGAATCTCAATCAATCCGTGGCAGTTCGAGGGTTTTTTGACGCCCGCGGGTGAGCACGGGCGGATTACGACAAGGAGGGGGGCCTGATGGCGGGATATGAACCGGAAAGCGGCTGGAACCTCCCGCCGGGGTGCTTCGAGGGCGACCCGAGGGCACCGTGGAACAGGGAGGAGCCGAGGACTTGCGGCAAATGCTCGCACCTGCTCGAGGGATGCTGCGACTACGGCATCTGCGAGCTCGAGTTCGAGGAGGCGTTCGAGAGCGACCAGAACGTCGGAACGGACGACCCCGGAGCCGAGTGGCACGCGGCGTGCTGGGCTCGCGACTGGATCGTCGACCACTATAAGGACATGCAGGAGGACACGTGCGAGCGATGCGACTGCTGACCGCCTCGGCGCTCGCCCTCCTGCTCGGAGTCCTGGCCGTCGAGGCCTGGACCGTTCGGATGCTCGCGACGGGGCTGGCCCTGCTGGCCCTGCTCGCCTGCGGTTAGGGGGCGTTCTTGAGAAACGTCAACTGGGGCTGCCTGCTCGTTTTGGCGGCGGCCCTGATCATTGATGCAGTGGCGGTGTGGGCGGCCGTGTCGCTCGCCCGCCTGTTGATTGGAGTTTGATATGCAGGATTGCGTTATCGTCGGCAGCGTCGCCACGATCGACGGAGTGAGGCCCGACAAGGAGCAGGCGCTGAAGGTGCTCGAGGAGGCATCCGAGGTCTACAGCGCCTGGCAGGCATGGAACGAGTACCCGGACGCGGAGGTCAAGGGCGAATGCGTCCAGGCGGTGATGGAAGAGTGCGCCGACGTCATCCAGGCGACGGCGAACCTGGCAAAAGCCATGGGGTGCGACGACATGCGCCTCGACATGATGGATTGCGAGGACAGGAACCGCGCCCGCGGGCGCATCACCGGCGAGAAACCCTATTCCCATGCCTGCGGGCGCGAGGGATGCAGGCGCTACGTTTTCGTGCCGGTGCCATCGCCCCGTGGGGTTCTGGGCAAGCTCAAGGCCAGGATCGGGGGCCTGAAGTGAACCGGATGCAGAAGGTGATCGCCGCGGTCGTGTATATCGGAAGTATCGTGGCGGTGTCGTTGCTCGTGATCGGTATCTGCTCCCTGCTCCTTCGCTGGGTTGCCGGTATCTGGGGCCTGATCTAAAGGCCCTGAAGGCATGAGAAAAGGCCCCTAGAATTGAATCTAGGGGCCTTTTTGCTATCGGTGGTACTCGATGCCCTCGGTTATGGGTTTCTCGGCTGCTATGGCCTGCTGAAGCTCTTTCCTAGCATCCCTCAAGATCTTCAGGATCTCGGACCATTGTTTCGGCTCTCGTGTTTCCATCGCTAGCCCTCCTCGTTGGTTCTCGCAGTCCCCGGCACGACCTCGCACCAACCTGTGCAGCCGTTCCGCCTGTGCCATGCGGTTATGGCGTCCTCCTCATTTGCCTTGCTGCCCGCCCTGTGCGTCGAGTAGTAGCTGTGATCCCTCTCGTAGATGCCGCCGCAGCCTCCGTCGAAGCCGCCGCTGTATCTCATGGTGCAGGTGTATCTCCTTGAGTTGCGCATTACGCTCTCCTTAGTTGTAGGTGTCGCATATGCTCGGGGTTCCGTCCCATAGGATCAGGGTTCGGTATCCCATGTGGAGCTCGGGGCGGTTTCCGTCCCGCGTCGAGTCGTGGAGCTTGAGGCGCTGCCCTCTCTCGCTCCTCTCCCTGCCCATCCATGGGTCGCTGGTGAAGCGACCGGGCACCGGGAGGTACTTGCGCTCCCACCCGTAGGGGTCTGCGCATCCCTCGAACGTGCCCTCTATGGGCCTGATCGTCGCTGTTTTCGCTGTTGCCCTGATGGTCTGGTAGAAGCTGCCATCGCACTCGAAAATATCGCCCGGCCTTACCTTCATCGTCTGTTCCTCTCTGAAGATCGGGGCAAGGCCGGAGCCCTGCCCCTGTGCTGTCGCTATGCCGGGAGGAGGTTGCCCCTCGGTGCCTCCACGCGGCGGCTCCTCACCGCGTCGCGGCCCTGCTGCATCCCTCGGCTTATGCTGTCGCTGTTGGAGGCCCGGAGGCCCCTCCTGTGGGAGTCACGCAGGCCGAGGCCGTCGAAGTAGTCCTCTACCTCCTTCGGGCAGACGATCATCAGCTCGAAGCACTGCTTCTCGAGCTCCGCCCGCACCCCGGCGACGAACCCGATGACGAAGTTCGAGTAGGCGTCCGGGTCGGTGTAGGCGAAGTCCTGGTACTCGCCGGCGAGCCTATGGCAGACCTCGAGCAGGTTCGTGTAGACGATCTCGGCCGCCTCGCTGTCGGCCTTGTAGCCGACGAAGTGGAACTCGTACTTCCGCTCGGTCACCCGGTGCTGGTAGACCTTGCACCTGAAGTTGTCGGCGATCGCCAGCGCGAGGCTCGGAGCCCAGGCCTTCGAGGTGCTTCCGGTCGTGGTCTCGGCCACGCGCCTCACCTCGTCGGCAAGCTCCCACTCCTCCACGTCGTTGTCCGCGATGAGCTTCTGGGCCTTGAGTGCGAACTGGATCGCCTCGGCCTCGTTGCACCCGTTCTCGACGCTGTGCTCGCGCAGCTTCTTGATCTTCTCGATGATCCTCTCTCGCTCCATCTTGTAGCCTCCTTAATGGGAGGGGCGAGGCCCCTCCCGGTAGTTGTCCGTTACTTCTCCCATAGGTAGCCGAATGCCTCGGCTATCCTCGGGATCTCGATTGCCCTCTTCGGCGCGAAGTAGGTCTCGCGCTCGAAGAAGTTCATGCCGTACTTCCTGTTGATCTCCTCGAGCTCTGCCAGGTTGAAGTAGCCCATCTCGGGGACCGCCCCGAAGACGAACCCGAACATGTCGCCCGTCTCCTCGTCGTACTCGGTGGCGTATAGGTCCCAGCCGTTTATGCAGCTGAACCAGTGGCCGTACACGATCGTGTCGGCCTTCTTGCCGTCCTGTGAGTAAAGGGGCGGGAGCTTCTTCTGCAGCTCTTTCGTGAGTAGCTTCTGCATGGTATGATCTCCTGTGTGTTGTTGTGGGAGGCCCCTTCTCGGGGCCTCCTGCTTGCTTTAGGCTGCTTGCTCTGCTGGTCTGATGGGGTTCGTTTCGCCGATGTTCCAATCAATGGCCTTGGCGCTCTGCCATTTGCCTTGATCGTCCATGTAGTAGAAGCCATGCTTCCCGAAGTACTTCCTGACCTTCAAGGCCCCTGACTCGATGCCATCGGCTATAACCTGCTTTCGCAGATCCTTCACCATGTAGATAATGGCCTCCTCGTCGCTGTTGGTCTTGAATGCCTCGGTGATCTGGGCCAGCCAGTTATCGCAAGCCCTCATGATCTCCACCTGCTCGTAATCGGCTCGGGGGATCTCGTTAATTGGCCTGTGCTTCGTGGCCTCTACTGTGTACCTGCCAAGCTCTGGAAAAGCCATGTACTCGTTTACAAGCTTCAAGGCTGTTGCAAGCTCTAGACCATCCTTTCGGCCCTGGGGGCCTTTTCTGAAGTAGCCTCGTGCTCGCATACCCTCAACTATGGCTAGGATCGTGTGGTTGCTCACCAGCTGACCACTTACCACCAGATCTAAACTCTGCTGCTCTGCCATCTCTGTATCCTCCTTATTCGGTTCTAAAGCTGCTTGCTAGCTCTGTGGGCTTTGTGGCCCTCATTGCTGACAACTGAATTATTGCACAATAATTAGTGTGCTATAGGCACAATGCACAATAGCTATTGTTCTACATAATACCTGCACAATTGCTATTGTTGTATCCCTATTGCTATTGCTGTATCATCAGGGGATCAGATCAAGGCATGAAGGGAGGTTGCATGACACCGACTGAGGCGCTTAAAGAAATGCTCGACCGTTCCGGCATGAGCATGTACGCGCTTTCAAAGGCCATGGGCAAGAGCAGGAACTACGTTCAGAATACGATCAAACAAGGTTCCGACCTAGGCGCGGGAAACCTCGCGCTCATGGCTTCTCACATGGGCTTTAAGCTGACGTTGAACGGAATGGGCGAACCCATCGAGATAACGGAGAGGAGCGAAGATGCCGACGATAATCAAGGGCCAGCCGACTAGCGCCGAGATTCGCAAGCGGCTCAAGGCGGAAGGACGCCCCGTGGTGCTTTCCTGCTCGCTGGGCAAGGACTCGCTAGCCGCCTGGGTGGCGCTTGAGGACGAGGGTATAGAGGTCGTGCCGATCTACTACTGGTCTATCCCGGGCCTTCCGATGGTCGAGCAGAACGTGCGAACCATCGAGAAAGTGTTCGGCGTGAAGATACACCAGTACCCGCACCCCAGATGGTCGAGGACGCTCAACAACTGCGTGTTCCAAAGCCCGGCGCACTGCGACGTGATCGAGGCCGCGAACATGCCGGTCTACAGCTACGATGACATGCGCCCCTACATCCTCGAAGACCTCGGCCTGCCCGATGACACGTGGTTCTGCGACGGCGTGCGCGCCTGCGACAACCCGTACCGTCGAGCCAGCCTCACCAAGCACGGCCTCATGAAGCAGACCACGCACAAGGCCTCGGTGGTTGCGGACTGGACGAAGGCAGAGGTCATGGATGCGATCGCCCGCAGGGGCATCGGCCTGCCTCCGGACTACGAGCTGTTCGGGCGCAGCTTCGACGGCCTGGACATGCGCTTCATGAAGCCCCTGCGCGAGAAGCGCCCCGACGATTTCGCCGTGGTCAAGAAGTGGTACCCGTTCATCGAGGCAGACGAGAAGAGGTGGGAGCACTATGGGCTTTAAGTTTGAGAAGCCGCAGAAGGCGCGTAAAGAGGCTAAGGCGGCCGAGGAAGCGCAGCTGACCGACCACCAGAAAAGCTACCGAGACCGCGAGAAGCGCGAGGAGAAGCGCTTTCAGATGGCCGTCGATTCCGGCTTCTGGATCTGCTTCTGCTTCCATGACGCCGAGGAGCGCGGGCGCTTCGCCGATCTGGTCAAGGCCGATGACGAGGGCTGGACGTTCGGAGACCTCGTCCGCCCCGTGTTCGAGGAGCACATAGGCCTTCAGAACAAGCGGCAGTTCAAGCCGAAGGAGCAGAAGGGCACGCCGATGCCGAACCCGCTCGATTCGGTCGAGACCACCGACAGCCTCGAAGGCGACAGCTTCGCCGAGGCCGATGCCATACTCAAGGCGTTCGAGTCGCTTGGGGTTAAGCCCTACTACGACAACGTTTGGAGCAGCGCCTACTACGTCGTGTGCGTGTTCCGCGACTCCGACGACCTCGAAAGCTTCATCAGGGAGTATGCCCTGGCGAAGTACGGCGACCTGTACATGGACGGGTCGAAGATCCTTGAGGCCCTTGAGGCCTAAGGCCAATCTCACGCGCATAGGAAAATCAAGGCGTCCTTCGGGACGCCTTTTTTGTTCCCGAAAACGAGAGGAGGCAGGCATGTTCGGTCGTATTCGCCGCGCAGCGGGAAACATCGCCAACCGAGTGCGCTCCGCGTTCAATCGCGGTCGCGGCAGCTCTTCCGGCCGCTCCTCCTACTAAGGGGGAACCCAGGGCCAGCGCGATCATAAGGCGCTGGCCCTTTCCATCGTCAAAGCAAAACAGAGAGGAGTGAACGCATGGCAGCCAAGCGAGAGAAGCCCACGCTTCCCACCGACACAGATTGGCCCGCCGAGACCGTCACATGGTTCAACGCGTGGCGCGACGACCGTTGCAGCGACCGTTGGGACGAGCGCCAGTGGCAGTACGTCATGGACACCGCCATCGTCCACGCCCTCGTGTACGGCTCCAACGACTTCGGCGCGCTCGCCGAGCTTGACAAGCGCCTGCGCTTCATGGGCCTCACATTCGAGGACTAGCCATGAACGACCAGAACCTCATCAAGCCGAAGCGCGACCAGACGCCCGAGCAGCGCCGAGCCGCCGCCTCGAAGGCCGGCAAGGCCGCCGCCAAGAAGCGCCGCGAGAAGAAGCAGCTGCAGGAGATCGCCAAGACCGTGCTGCACATGCCGTTCGAGGGTACCGATGCCGAGCTGGACGAGCTGGAGGGCATGTCCTTCGAGGACTACCCCGACCGCAAGCTCACGGTATCCGAGATAAGCGTGCTCAAGGTCGCCAAGAAGGCCATGAAGGGAGACATCGCCGCGTTGCAGTTCCTCCGCGACACCGCCGGCGAGAAGCCCGTCGAGAAGGTCGAGGTGGCAGCGGACGTGTCGCATGCGGCCGAGGAGATCGGCAAGCTGATTGAGGCGAAGCGCCATGCCGACAAGGGCTGACCTCATCGACCTGGTGTACGACTGCCCCGCCGACATCGCCGTGAAGCTCGGGTACGACAAGCTCACCGACCTGCACAACAAGTGGATCAAGGACATGGTGTTCGGCACCGAGGACGAGACGATACAGGCGCACCGAGGCTCCTTCAAGACGACGTGCCTGCACATCTCGTTCGCATTCATCCTCGTGCTGTTCCCCGGCGAGCGTGTCATATTCCTGCGCAAGACCGACGACGACGTGGCGGAGGTCATGACGGCCACAGCCAACGTGCTGCAGTCCGAGTGGTTCCAGGCCCTCGGGCGCATGCTATACGGCACCGACCTCGTGATAACCAAGGCCACGCAGTCGTCTGTGTCGACGAACCTCAAGCAGGGCGTGTCCGGCGCTCCCCAGTTGCTGGGGCTTGGCTGCGGCGGCTCTCTCACGGGCAAGCACGCCGACAAGGTGTTCACCGACGACATCGTGAACGTGAAGGACAGGGTGTCCGCAGCCGAGCGCGAGCGCATCAAGCTGCTGTACATGGAGCTTCAGAACATCCGCAACCGAGGCGGGCGCATCTTCAACACGGGCACGCCGTGGCACAAGGACGACGCCTTCCAGCTGATGCCCAACATCCGCCGATGGAGCTGCTTCGAGACGGGCCTCATGAGCCGGGAGGACATAGAGCGCGTGAGGGCCAGCATGTCGCCGTCCCTGTTCGCGGCCAACTACGAGCTGAAGCACATCGCCGACGAGGACGCCATGTTCACCAACGCGCAGTTCTTCAAGGAGCCGCAGCTGTTGGCAGACGGCATAGGACACATAGACGCGAGCTACGGCGGCGCGGACTACACGGCCTTCACATGCGTCAGGGAGAAGGGCGGCACCTGGTACGCGCACATCCGCATGTGGCACAAGCACGTGGACGACTGCCTCGACGAGATACTGAAGGAGTGCAAGGCCCTGCGCATAGGCACGATCTTCTGCGAGTCGAACGCCGACAAGGGCTACCTGCGCAAGTCCATCATCCGCAGGGGGCACCCGTGCTGCTCCTACCAGGAGGCGGAGAACAAGTACATCAAGATAAGCACGCACCTGCGCAGCCAGTGGGCCAACGTGAGGTTCCTCGACTGCGAGCAGTACCCGCTCGACGCGGACGCATTGAACCAGGTGCTCGACTACAGCGAGAACGCAGCGCACGACGACATGCCTGATTCGCTCGCAAGCGCGATAAGGCAGTGGCAGAGCAAGCCAGGCGTGAAGTTCTTCAAGGGAGGCATATAAGTGGCGCACGAGTTCCATTCCTTCTACTACGACCAGATGCAGCGCGAGCCGGAGACGGAGGACTTCCGCGTGCCCGCGGGCACCGAGATGACGCCCGAGCTGCTGCAGCGGCTAATCGACGAGTTCGAGCAGTCCCACAAGCCGCGCTACGAGTACCTGGACGCGGCCTACAGGGGCCATTACGCCATCTTCGACCGCGCATGGCGCAGGAAACCCGACTACAAGCCCGACAACCGCATGGCGGCGGACTTCGCATACACCATCACGCAGACCTTCGAGGGCTACTTCATCGGCGTGCCCATGACGCTTTCCGTGCGAAACGCCGAGGGGATGCCCGATTCGCGGAAAAGCGCCGTGGAGGCGTTCATCGCCGAGTTCACGGCGAGAAACCTTCAGGAGGACGTGGACGCAGAGCTTTCGAAGATGGCCTCGAAGTTCGGCCATGCCTACGAGATGCTTTACCAAGACGAGGACGGCATGCCGCGCTCAATCGCGGTAGCGCCGCTGACCGCCTTCATGGTGTACGACGACTCCGTGCTGAAGCGCCCGCTGTTCTTCGTGCGCTGGTTCTACGGCGACGACGGGGCCATCAAGGGCAGCTGGTCGGATGCCGCGCAGGTGGTCGATTTCGCCCGCACAAACGATGGCTTCGCCTTCGGCGAGCCTAGCGCGCATGCGTTCGGAAGCGTGCCCGCGGTCGATTTCCGCCAGAATACCGAGGGGCGCGGCCTCTACGAGGGCGTGCTGTCGCTCATCGAGCAGTACAACGCCGTGCTGTCCGAGAAGGCCAACGACGTCGAGTACTTCAGCGATTGCTACATGGTGGTCAAGGGCAAGGAGCTTGACGAGTCCGAGATAGAGAATATCCGCGAGAACAAGATCATCAACCTGTTCGGCGAATCGACCGAGGGCCTCGACGTGATGTTCCTCGTGAAGCCGAACGCCGACGGCGTGCAGGAAAACCTCATCAACCGCCTGGAAACGCTCATCTACAAGACTGCCATGGTGCCCGACATCACCGACGACAACTTCGCCACGGCCTCCGGCATAGCGCTCAAGATGCGCATGATGCCCATGAGCAACCTGGCGCGAAACAAGGAGCTGAAGTTCAGGCGCGGCGTGCAGGAGCGCATGCGCCTTCTGGCCGCCTACCCCAACGCCGATTTCGCGGGCGACGACTGGCAGGCCGTGGAAGTGACCATGCACCGCAACATGCCCGACGACCTGCAATCCGAGGCAAGCGTGGCCGGGCAGCTCTCTGGCATCGTGTCCGAGGAGACCCAGCTTTCCGTGCTCTCGTGCGTGAGCGACCCGAAGGCAGAGATGCAGCGCAAGCGCGACGAGCAGGAAGAGAAGGCCGACGCCATAAGCGGCGGCATGCCCACCAATAGGACGGCTCAAGCCGATGACACCGAAGAGGAAGGAACCAACGATGAAGGTAGCGATTTATAGCCGAGGCAAGCGCCTTGCCATCCGCGAGCAGCCGAGCGCAGAGGCGCCAATTATCGGAACGATGGGCAGCGGTTGCGCCGCGCACGTCGAGGATGCCGCACCCGGATGGCTTGAGCTGACCATGGGCGGCTACATCCGCGAAGACCTCGTGACGGTCGGCTCCCTGGTGGATACGACAATGTACGCAATCAAGGAGCAGCCGAGCGGTGCGCCGCAGCCCGAGGCGGAACAGCAGCAGGAAGCGCCTGCGCAAGAGGCCGAACCCGAGCCTGCCGAAGAGCAGCCCGAGGCTGACGGCAACGCCGGCCTGATGGCCATGAAGATCAACGAGCTGCGCGAGCTTGCCAAGGGAAGCGGCGTCGCCCTGCCGAAGAACGCCACCAAGGCGCAGATCATCGAGCTTCTTATGGGCAGCGATGAGCAAGCCTAGCGACGAGTACTGGCGCGAGCGCCGCGACGAGTTCCTGGCGCAGCTTGAGAAGGACGAGGCCGCCTTGCGCAAGCGCCTTGAGAAGGCGTACGCCAGCGAGGCGGCGAAGCTCGACCGCCTCATAGCCGCCTATTACGCCAAGTACGGCGAGGACAAGGTGATAGAGTACCGCCGGCTGCTGCAATCCATCAGCGCCGAGGACCGAACCCTGCTCATGGAGCGCATGGACGAGTTCGCGCGCAAGTACCCGCAATATGCCGACCTCATGCCCGTTCGCGAGTCCATCTACCGGCTCAACGAGCTTGAGGCCATCCAGCTTCAGATACGCATCCAGCAGTACGAGATAGGGGCCATCGAGCAGGCAGAGCTTCAGCGCCACTTCTCCGAGCAGGCGCGCCGCGCGGCCAACATGGCCGCCGAGGAGCTGGGCTTCGGCAAGGACTTCTACCGCTACGACTCCGAGGTGGTCAAGGCCACCGTGGGGGCAGCATGGGCCGCCGGTGAAGACTTCTCGGCGCGCATCTGGACAAACCGCGAGAAGCTGGCGAGCTACCTCAACGACGACTTCTCGAAGCTCATAGCGCGGGGCGTCTCCTATGACGAGGTCTCGCGCGAGCTTCGGGCGAGACTGAACCACAGCGGCACCCGAACGGCTATGCGCCTCGTGTACACCGAGGGCACGTACCTCTTCAACGAGGCGCAGGCACGCGTCCACGAGTCAGAGTTCGAGAGCTACGCCATCAGCTGCATACACGACGGCAAGGCCTGCGAGGTCTGCCGCGAGCTTGAGGCCTACCAGAAGCAGCATCCGGCCAAGCTGTCGGAGCGCATGCCGGGAACGAACTTCCCGCCCATGCACCCGTGGTGCCGCTGCTCGTATACCCTTGAGGTGGCCGACTGGGACAAGTGGATAGACGAGTACGTGCAGAAGCGCGGAGGCGATTCGGGCACCCAAGCAACGCGTTTGCGCTCCGACGCCATGGTGCGCGAGCCTGGAACCACGTCGTTCCTGCAATCGCTTCAGCGCGTAGGCTCGACGCTCGCGGGGCTTGATTTCAGGCTCAAGGGCCAGCAGTCGCTCGCGCGCAAGATTCGCACCGACTCGCACGACAAGACCATGAGCGAGCAGGAAGCGGCCGATTCCATCCACGACGTGCTGCGGTATACCTATCAGCTTCAAACGGCCAGCTTCGCCGACGAGTTCGCCCGCATCCGCGTCGAGCTTGAGAAGGCGGGCTATACTTTGGTCAAGGTCAAGAACACGCTGCAGAGCACGGGCGTAACGTACCGCGGCGTCAACTGCCAGTTCGAGACGCCCGACGGCTTCAAGTTCGAGCTGCAGTTCCACACGCCCGAGTCGCTTGCCCTGAAGGAGAACGAGCTTCACAAGCTCTACGAGGAGCAGCGGCTTCCCGAGACCGACCCGAAACGGCGCGCCGAGCTTGTGCGCCGCATGATAGAGCTGTCCGACGGGCTTTCAACCCCGCCAAACATCGAGGAGGTGCGCAAATGAACTACTACACCGACGATTCCGTGAAGCGCGTTTCGCGCATCGACCTTGAGGCGGGTACCGCAGAGACCTACAACTTCACGCTCGGGAGATGGCGCGACGACAACGACCTGTGGGCCGTGCTGGTAGGCGAGCTTTGGCTTGACGAGATAAGCCAAGAGCAGGCCGAGGCTATCATCCGCAAGCGCAACAAGGAACTCCACCGCTAAAACCGAACACCCTTCTCACCTCCACGGTAGAACGAAGCCCCCGACATGGGGGCTTTTCTTTTGCCGATTGGAGGAGACGTGATCAGGGCCGAGTACATCACACGCCGGGGCTGCCCCGCGTGCGAAGCCTACAGGAAGGCGGTCATAGAGCCGCTTGCAGCCGAATACCCAGACCAGGTGCGCGAGCACTGGGCATGGGACGGCCTTATGGAGCGGCTGAACAACTCCGAGCGCATAACGCGCATCCCCATGGTGGTGATAACCGACGAAGGCGCGGAGGTCATGCGTCTTGCCGATCTGCCGACGCTAGAACGCCTTGAAGACATCCTAGACCCCTCGTAGCGGGCGAATCTCACGCACGCGGGACACTGGCTTGGTCAAAGACCGACCGAGCGTTGAAGTCGCTAAAAGCCACGGCATCGGGCAGGCGTGGAACCCGCTAAAAGCTACGGCGAAACGTGCAGGCATGAGCCACGAGAAACCTTATGGAGGGTGCAAAACATGGCGAAAGACGGAAACCGACAGAAGTTCGCGGGCGTAGCGGGCGGCGACCTCACGCCTCCGCAGGGCGGCAGCGCCGACCCTGCAGGCGATGGCGCAGAAGGCAACGATGGCAACGACCCCGACCCCGAGCCAAGCGGCGACGGCACCGACCCAGAGCCGAAGCCAGCAGGTAAGACCTACACCGACGACGAGGTGAACGCCATCGTGCAGCAGAAGCTCGCGCGCGAGGGCAAGAAGCTCGAAAAGCGCATCCGCGAGGAGCTTGCGCAGCAGGCCGACGACAAGCGCTCCGAGGCCGAGAAGCTGGCAGGCATGAACGACCTGCAGCGCGCGCAGTACGAGCTGAAGAAGGCCCAGGGCGAGAAGGCCGAGCTTGAGCGTCGCATCAACCTCGCCGAGCAGATGGGCGTCGCGCGCTCCGAGCTGAAGGCCGCAGGCATCGACCTCGGCGACGAGCTGCTGTCCATGTTCGTTACGGAGAAGGCCGACGACACCAACGCCGCCATCTCCAAGATCAAGGAGCTGTTCCCCAAGGCGGTAAACGCCGCCGTGCAGGAGGCGCTGAAGCGCCAGCCCCCGAAGGACGGCGCGGGCGCCAAGCCCAGCCAGTCCTTCGCATCGAAGTTCGCATCCGATTACAGCAACCGAATGAACGGAGGAAAGAAAGATGGCGCTCAATAAGGCGTTCACCTACGGCGAGTCCCAAAGCATCCTCGATTCCGAGGTGGGCATCGTCGCGAAGACCCGCACCGCCACGCAGGCCATGGCCAAGGAGGTCGATGGCCGCAAGCTCATCAAGGCGGGCGCACTCTTCACGGGCACGTCCGAGTTCGGCGTGTTCCTTGAGGACTACGACATGACCGACACCGACAAGTGCCCGGCTGCGGTCATCTTCCAGGGCCGACTCAAGGCCGACAAGGTATCCACCGAGGCCAAGGCGAAGAAGGCAGACCTCGCCGCCGCAGGCCTCTACCTGGTTTAACGAAAGGAGCAGCGCAACATGCGTCTCATCTCTGAACTCATCACCGAGCGCGACATGCTCGACTTCTCGCAGGGCTTCAACGTCCAGCGCAGCTACACAGGCTCCCGCCTGTTCCCCGACCGCAAGACGCAGTACATCGAGGCCGAGTACACGCGCCTGGCCGAGAACGGCAACCTGCCCACCGTTGCCATGATCCACGGCTTCGACACCGAGGCACACATCGGTTCCCGCGTGCCGTTCGAGCGCGTCACCACCGAGTCCCTGCTCATCAAGGAGAAGATCAACCTCTCCGAGCGCCTGCGCCGCATCACTCGCGGCCTCGACATGCAGATGGACTCCGTGCGCCGCTACGTCTTCGATGACGTCGCCCGCACCGCCGAGTCTGTCGTCACGCGCGCCGAGAAGGCCAAAATTGAGGCCCTGACCACGGGCAAGATGGTCATCGCCGAGAACAACGTGTCCATGGAAATCGACTTCGGCGTGCCCGAAGACCAGAAGGTCACGGCCAAGTGGGCGGTTGCCGAAGCCGACATCCTGGGAGACATCGACGGCTGGGTGACCATCGCGCAGGGCAAGGGCCAGACCCCGACCGTGGCGCTCACCTCCAAGAAGGTGTTCTCCCTCATCCAGCGCAACGCCTCCGTGCAGAAGGCCATCTTCGGCGTGAACGGCGCCGGCGTCCTGCCGAGCCTCGCGCAGGTGAACAACCTGCTCGCCCAGCAGTTCGACGGCCTCGCCCTGCAGATTGACGAGGAGCGCTACGGCATCATCGACTCCGCCGAGAACCCGACGACCGTGACGCAGGGCCGCTTCTTCCCCGAGGACAAGTTCGTCCTGCTCTCCACGGGCTACGACGGCTTCGTGGGCACCGGCCTCTGGGGCGTCACCCCCGAGGAGCTCGAGCAGGGCGGCGCGTTCGACGAGAAGCGCCAGCAGCAGTTCGTCACCTGCACCCGCTGGAACACCCCCGACCCCGTGGCGACGTGGACGAAGGCCTCCGGCGTGTTCATCCCCGTGCTCCCCAACGTCTACGGCCACATCATCGCGACCATCGACACGACTTCCGCCGCGTCCGCCGACGGCCTGGACGGCTAGCCATGAGCGACCTCGTAGCCCGCGTCAAGGCGCGTTACCTGCCCGATGAGGCGGTTCCCGAGGACTCCGCCATCGAGGAGATGCTTCGGACGGTCTCGGACCGACTGCTCATCCGCCTCAAGGTCGAGTCGCTCCCGGCGCTGGCCGAGTCCATCGCGGTAGACGCCGCCGTGAAGGCCCTGCGCCTGCGCGGCTACGAGGGCAGCACCTCCGAGTCGGCGTCCGACGGCGGCAGCATGTCGAACTCGTTCATCGACGACGTGCTGTCCGCCTATTCGAGCGACATCGAGGCCCTGCGCGACGCGTGTCGCCCCAAGGGCATCAAGTTCATGGGGGCGCGCCGATGAAGTGGTACAGGGCCAGGGCGTTCAGGCGCGAGCAGACGGGCACCGACGAGCTGCACAACCCCGTCTGCTCGACCGTCGAGGCGTTCGACTTCTTCGTGCGCTTCGGCCCGAGCCACAAGGCTCGCAGCGCCGAGACGGGAAACGCCTTCGACAGCGTTTCGCGCTCTTTGCTCACCAAGCGCCCGGCAACCGACTTCGCCGACGTCTGCGGCGTCGAGGTCAAAGGGGCTTCTTACGAGGTCGAGAACGTCATGGCCGACGGCGACGCAACCGTCGTGAGCGTCAAGAGGTGCAAGCCATGGGCCTCGTGATACGCGACGTGAACGGTCTTGCCGGAAAGCTCAACCGCCTTTCGCACGTAAGGTTCGAGGCCGTGATCATGAAGAACATGGCCCAAATCTACAACCGCGGCAAAGCGGACGGCGGAACGCCCGTATCTACCGAGAAGACCAGGCCTGGTGGGCCACACGGCGAGCTGCGCATGTCGTTGGGGCAGTCCGGCGACACCGTCGGATACGCGAAGGACTACGCGCCTCACGTCGAATACGGCCACCGCACGGTGAACGGCGGATACGTGGAGGGGCAGCGATTCCTGCAGCGCAACGTCAAGGCGCAAGAGCCGATATTCAGACAAGACCTAATCGACCAACTACGGAAGCTCTAGGGAGGGCGCGATGATCCAACGATTAAGCCTCGCGGTGTTCCTCGGATGCCTCATCGAGGCCATCGAGGCGGGCACCGGCACCGCGTGCTACGACAGCCCCGAGAACCGCAAGTCGCCGCTTTATAGCGTAGAGCTGCAATCTACGCAGCCCGAGAACACCAAGACCATGTACATCGACGCCATCACCGTATGGGTGCACTGCATCAGCGAGCCCGTGCGCCCATACAGCAACGCGAAGGTGCTCGGCATGGTTCAGCGGCTTGAGCAGGCGCTTATGGAGGGCTTCGAGCTTCCCGCGCCGTTCAGCCTCTACCGCACGACCTGCAACGGCGTGCAGACCGTCAAGAAAGACGAGACCGACGAGGGCCACGCCATCGCGGAGTTCACGTTCCGCGTCTGCTACGGCCTCCGCGTCAAGAACTAGAAAGGAACCGAGATGTCTACTGCTCAGCAGGACACCAACCTCATCGGCTGCGACTTCGACGCAGCAACCGCCAAGGCCCTCAGCGGCAACGACATCGTTGCCCTCGTTACCGACAAGACCGGCACCGAGCTGCTCGCCGTGAGCGGCCAGCAGGGACTCAAATTCAACATGAGCCAGGACAACACGGAGGCCGCGACCAAGGACGACGCCATCGGCGGCTGGACGCTCAAGTTCGCCAGCTCCAAGAGCTGGGACGCATCCATCGACGGCCTGTACTCGCCCGACGACTCCGCCACGAAGACAGTCGCCAAGGCGCTTGCCGAGGGCGAGTACCTGTGCCTGAAGGTCTGCAAGCGCATCCGCACGAGCGCGAACACCAAGTACGTTCCGCTGCGCATGGGCCTCGCGCTCGTGTCCTCCGACAGCTTCGAGGCGCCGAACGACGACAACGCCACCTACTCCATGGAGTTCCAGGGCACGGGCAAGCCGTGGCTCTACGAGACCGCATCCGAGGAGCAGATCACTGCAGCCACCATCACCGTTTCCAACAGCTAAGGAGCCTGACCAATGGCAGAAGACACCGAACTCGACGCATTCCTTGAGGATTCCGCCGCAGACGCCACGGAAGCCGAAGACATCGTGAACGAGCTTGAGCAAGACCCCGAGAGCATGGAGCCGCAGACCTTCACCGTGCGCGGCCACGTCTGCGAGATCCGATTCTCGCGCAAGCGCATCGACCTCTACGAGGAGCGCCACACGCCGATCATCGCCTCGTTCTACAAGAACGACGGCATGTTCACCTTCAAGGAGCTTGCGGCCATCGCGGGCTACGGCCTGAAGGTACAGGGCGGCGGCTACTTCCTGCCGCAGAAGGCCGAGGAAATCGTGAACAAGCTCATCGACACGAACGGCTACCCCGTCGTGTTCCAGGCCGTGATGATGGCGCTTCAGCGCGACTGCGCTTTTTTATTCAAGGGCGCAGGGAACTAGCCCTAACGCGCCTCACCGGCTTCGACTACTTCACCGCCAAGCCGAAAAGCGGCGAAGCCGCGCAAGACGCCGCCCTGTTCCGCAGGGAGGCCGACTTCGCGTTCTTCGCCGCCAGGCTCGGTTGGGATTACGAGCAGTACGCGCAGCACACGCCCGTGCAGCTCGCGTTCGTGCGCAAAGAGCTTGAGACCGTGACCGTCGACCAATCGAACCTCTTCAAGGACGCCGTACAGGTGGCGGTTGCCAACTGCCTGTCCAAGAAGCGCCACAAGCTCTGGAAAAAGCGCAACGGCTCCTTCCGCGAGGACTCCTTCACCTACGAGGAGATCGACGCGCTGAAGGAGCAGCACCGAAAGAACCCGCCATGGACGCCTTGGGGAGGAGGCAAGCTGAATGGCTGATTACGTTCTCTCCGCCAAGGGAACCTACGACGGCTCGAACTTCGACTCGGGCGTCGATGGCTCCGCATCGAAGCTCAAGGGCCTCACCGAGACGGCCAAGGGCGTCGGCTCGCAGGTGGCGGGATACTTCGCGAACAGCTTCGGCAGCGTTGCGAAGTCAATTGGCAACGCCATCGGAACGGTTACCGCAGGCGTTACCACGCTCGCCGCCACCGGCGGCATGAGCCGCGCCTTGAACATCGAGAAGGCCCAGACGATGTTCAAGGGCATGAAGCTCGAATGGAGCGACTTCTACAGCACAATCCAGCAATCAGTTGACGGAACGGCGTTCGGCTTCGACACCGCCGCGCAGGCGTGCGCCCAGCTCGCCGCATCTGGCGTCGCCGCCGGCAACGACATGGAAAAGGCTCTGAACGGCTGCGTGGGCACAGCCGCCACGTTCGGCCAGGACTTGGGCGACCTCTCCTCGATTTGGGCCAAGGTGGCCGCGAACGGCAAACTCTCAGGCGAGCAGGTCGCGCAGTTCACCGACCGAGGTATCAACGCAATATCAACGCTATCGACCTACTTGGGCAAGTCCTCCGACGAGGTTTCCAAGATGGTCACGGCTGGCAAGATCGACTTCCAAACCTTCTCCGACGCCATGTATTCCGCGTTCGGCGATTCGGCAAAGGCGGCGAACGAGACCTTCACCGGCTCCATGGCGAACATGAAGGCCGCGCTCTCGAAAATCGGCCAGGATTGGATGACTCCGCTCAAGGACTCCGCCATCCCCGTGTTCAACTCCATACGAGGCGTACTGAACTCGTGCCGTGCGGCGCTGAAGCCGCTCACCGTGGCCTTCGGCGAGTTCCTGGGCGTCACATACGACGCGCAGGGCAACCTGACGCGCACAGGCGGCGCGGTCGAGAAGGTGTGCGGGTTCCTCGACAGCCTGGCCGAGAAGATCCAGGGCGTAGACCTCTCGCAGCTCGGAACGGGCGGCAAGGTGGCCGCCGCCGCTTTGGCCGGCCTAGCCGCCGTGTCGCTTGGCGGCCTCATCGGGCAGATTCCTGTGCTCGGCGCGCTTGCCAACTCGCTTACGGGCGGCATCGTTCCGGCTCTGAAGGGCGTTGCCACTGGGTTCCTGGCGCTTTCCGCGCCTGCTGCGGTCGCTGTCGCGGCAATCACCGCCTTCGCGGCGATCTTCGCCTACAGCATGGCAACCAACGAGGCGTTTCGCAACTCCATGGTCGGCATCGCTTCGAGTATCGCGTCATCGCTCGCCCCGGCGTTCCAGAGCCTCACGGCTTTGGCCGAACCCCTTCAGGGGCTTTTCGCCGCCGTCATAATCGTCGTGAACAGCTTCTCACTCGCCATCGGCGGGTTGGTTGCGGCAATCGCGCCGGTCATCGCCTCGATCGTATCGGGCCTCGTTCCCGTAATCGGAACGATCATCGACGCGGTAGGCCAGGTGGCGCTAGCCATCACGACGACGGTTTGCCCAATCATCCAGCAGGTGACCGACCTCATAACGGCCAACATGCCGCTGATCCAGCAGGTCATATCTGACGCATGCACGCTTATCCAGACGGTCGTCTCCACGGTGCTTCCCGTTTTGGTCGAGATAATCACATCGACGATGACCGCTATTCAGGGCGTTATCGACGCCGTTTGGCCGTACATCTCGGCCATCGTGACGTCCGCCATGCAGGCGATCCAGGACATCATCACGATTGTCTTGGGCGTCATCAACGGCGACTGGGGTTCCGTTTGGAGCGCCATCCAATCGCTGGCAGCGAACGTGTGGAGCATCATCCAGAACGTCATCAGCGGCGGCGTTGCGCTCATCCAGGCGGTCATACAGAACGGCCTCGCGCTCATCCAGAGCGTGTGGGACTCGATTTGGGGCGCTATCGGCAACTGGGTGACCAGCACGTGGAACAGCATCAAGACTGCCGTGCAAGGTGGCATCAACAACGTGAAGTCGTTCATATCGGGCGGCCTGTCCACGGTGCAATCCATCTGGTCGTCAGCATGGAACGCGGTCGGCAACATCCTGAACAACGCGTGGAGCAACATCCGCAACGGCGTGTCGAACGGCATCAACTCCGTGGTGAGCTTCGTGTCGTCGATTCCCGGGCGAATCGTGAGCGCGCTGGGAAACCTCGGCTCCCTGCTCTACAGCGCCGGCAGCTCCATCGTCAGCGGCCTGCTCAACGGCATCAAGTCGAGCATCGGCGGCGTGTACGACTTCGTTTCCGGCATCGCGGGCAAGATCGCCAGCCTCAAAGGCCCGAAGCGCAAGGACTTGCGCCTGCTCATCCCGAACGGCGGCTGGATCATGCAATCCCTCGAAACGGGCCTGAAGAAGCGCTTCGAGGGCGTGAAGGCAACCGTATCGGGCTTCGCCGACGACCTGAGCATGTCGTTCGGCGGAAACAGCGTCACCTACGAGACCGGGGCGGCGGAAGCCGTCGGCTCGGTTTCCGGTGGCGGCACCTATTACCTGTCAATCGACGGAGCTACGGCGAACGCAGACGTGGCGGTGGCCGACGCCATCGACACCTTGGTTGCCGCAGCCCGCCGCTCATCCACAGCGAGGAGGTAGCCCGTGGGAGAGTACACAAGGGAGATACAGATCGCGGGCCGCAACCGCTGGTATCGCGGCTATATCTCCGTTGACAGCCAGTGGAACGTCAACGACACCACGACTCGCCTGCGAGTCACCGCAGCGATCGACGACAAGTACGCCGCCGAGTACGGAACGCACTACGACGTCGTGGTGAACGGCTCGGTGCGCAGCTCGCGCGACGTCGTGCTGAACAACTACGGCAACTGGGCGACGCGCGACGCGGTGACATTTGACGTGGACGTGCCGCGCGGCGCGAGCGGCTGGAACTGCCCGGTGCAGGTGCACGTCTACGGCAAGACGTACAACAACTACTACGGCTCGGCAGGCGGCGACGCGTGGGCGACCGTGTACGCATGGGTGCCGCAGCGCGGCTACTCGCAGCCGCATCCGCCCAAGAACTGCAAGCTGCAGCGCGTGTCCGACACGTCGCAGAAGATAACCTGGGACGTCGATTACACGGGAATGGACGGTGCCTACCCGTGGGCGGGCGTCTACGTTGACCGCCGCACCGACGATGGCTCATGGGTGAACATCGCCGACGTTTCGCGGGACGTCCAGAACTACACGGACAACTCGACCAAGGCCGGGCACAAGTACGAGTACCGCCTGTGCGCGCACAGCCCCGGCGGCAACTCCGTTCACGCGTCGGTTGGCACGACCTATACCACGCCCAACGCGCCGTCGCGCGTTGAGGCCGTGAAGGCTGGCGCTACCGAGGTGACCCTGCGCGTGTACGGCGCTGCGTCATACGCCAACGCATGGGTCGTCCAGCGCTCTGCCGACGGCGGCTCCACGTGGGCCACGATCAGCGTGACCAGCGAGGGCAAAGACCCAGCGTGGCTCGACCTGCACGACAAGTCGGCCCCTGCCGGAACGGTCGTCTACCGCGTTCAGGCGAAGCGCGGCTCGCTCGCCTCGGCGTGGGTGAAGTCGAACTCGGTAACCACCATCACGCCGCCGCTCGCCCCGAAGGTCACCGCGCCGACCGTGGTGGCCACCGGAAGCCAGGCGGCGGTGTCGTGGGTTCCGAACCATCCGGACGGCTCGCAGCAGACCGCCGCGCAGGTCGAGTTCAGCGGCCCGAGCGCGATCACCGAAAGCGTCACCACGGCGAAGAGCATTAAGAAGTCGCTCGCCAAGGGCAGCTGGAGGGTGCGCGTTCGCACCAAGGGCCTGCACGCCGATTGGGGCGCGTGGTCTGACTACGTGCCGTTCGTGGTCGCCGATTACCCGTCGTGCTGGGTTGCCTCGCCTGCGACCGACGGCGTGTTCATCGACTCCGTGCCGATGACCGTTCAGGTATCGGCCTCCGACGAGACAGGGATAGCCAATGCCACGCTGACGCTTTCCGTGGTCGGCGGAGCGACGATAGCCACGGCCGACGTGACGAGCATGAAGCCCGTTGAGCTTGGCAGCTACACGACCATCAAGAACGGAATCGACTACCTGCTCACCTTGACGGTGACGGGCGGCTCGGGCCTGTCGAAAACGGCCACGCGCCGGTTCAAGACGCACTGGGCGGAGCCGGCAACCCCCGTAATCACCGTGACGTACGGCGATGACCTCACGTGCCACGTGAAGGTGGAGAACGGCGTTTCCGCCTACAACGTCGAGGAGACGACGATCATAGGCCCGATGGCCTACGACGAGGACACGGGCGAGATACCCATGTTCGGCACGATCACGTGCGACGGCGACGAACTGGTGCTTGGCGACGCGTCGAAATGCGTCGGCTTCGTGGTCGAGCGCGTGCTGGACGAGGGCGACCACCTTCTCACGTCGAGCCTGCTCGATGCCCAGGAAACCATCGACCGCGTGCCGCCGCTCAACGCCGACTTCAAGTACCGCGCAACTGGCACTGCGGCGAACGGAACGTCTTCCTACGCCGAGGCCAAGGCGAACCTGCACGCCGAGTGCATGGCGCTCAACTTCGGCCAGGATGCCTCGACGCTGCTCAAGATGGAGCTTGACGCAAAATACTCGACATCTGCGGCGCGAAGCTTCAACAGCTTCCATTTCGCCGACGGCGGGGAAAACGGTGGGCTTCCGCAGTCGTATGCGCTCGATGAGGCAGACCTTGCGACATCGGCCTCTTGCCTGCTTGAGCGAGACGGGCACGACCTGTTCCGCAAGATCATGCGCACACAGTGGCAGGGCTGGTGGCGCGGCCTCGCCGGTGAGCGTGCGTTCGGCGCGATGACGTTCAACGAGTCGCTTAAATCTGCGGGGCTTTGGTCGGCATCGGCGAAGGTCGAGCACGATGTGTTCGAGGAGCCGAGCAATGCCTGATTGGAAAAAGCGATTCGCGGCCTCGTACCGCTTTATGCGCGTTGACCGAAAGACCGGCCTCGATGTCGAGCGACTGCGCAACATTCGAAACGGCGGGAGCATCGAGCGAAACCAGGACACCAGCTACGAGACGGGCAAGATCGACTACCTCGGAACGCTCGACCTCGGTAGTGACCTCCTGCGCATCTACCTCGATGCCACGTTCCCGGACGACACAACGGTGTCGGAGCCGCTTGGTACGTTCGTCGTATCGACGCCAAAGCGTTCAACTGGCTACAACTCGTCTGAAGCAGACCTATCAGGCCGCTTGTCCGAGGTTGCGGAAGACGAGTTCGACGCCCCGCGCTCGCTTGCGGCTGGCAGCAACGCCGTCGGCGAGGCGGCGAAGCTCCTGCGCGAGGTCGGCCTTGAGGTTATCGCCGACCCGTCCGACTTCACGCTAACGACCACGTGGGTTATCGGGGCAATCGGCAACGGGGAGAGCAACTACGCCACCCGCCTGAAGGCCGTAAACGCCCTTCTCGATGCGGCGGGCTTCAGCTCGGCGTCGTGCGACCCGATGGGGCGCGTGCTGCTGCGCCGCTACGTCGAGCCTGACAAGCGCGCGCCAGCGATGGTCATGGAAGAGGGCAAGTGGGCGCGTTTCGAGGACGGCGGCACCGAGGAGCTGGACAAATCGGGCGTGGCGAACGTCGTGCACGTCGATTACTCGACATCCGACGAAAGCATAAGGGGCACGGCAATCGACTCCGACCCCAACAGCCAGTACTCGACCGTCACGCGCGGTTGGCGCAAGTCGGCCAAGTACACGAAGAGCGAGCTTCCGGCAGGCTCCACGGCGGCTGAACGGCAGGCCAACGCCAACGCCGAGGCGGCGACCCTCCTGCGCACCCAGCAATCCGCGATCCACCGCCTGAAGGTGACGCACGTCTACGCGCCCGTGGGCGTTTCCGACGCCATCGAGGTTCGCTGGCCGAGCGCCGGCATCTTCGGGAACTTCGCGATACGTAAGCAGACTCTCACCCTCGTGGGAGGATGCCCGATGGAATTGGAGATGAGGCGATTTGAACGCTAGCACCATAGCCGACGCGGGCGAACAGCTCGCCGCCCTGTTCTCGCCGCAAGGCGGCTCGGGGCACTCCGTGGGCTTCGGCACCGTGAAGTCCGTCTCGGGCGCAACGCTCGCGGTCGCCATATCCGGCACGACGCTCTCGGGGCTTCCGATGACCACGGCATGCTCGGCGGCCAAGGCGGGCGACCGTTGCATCGTCGAGACCATCGGCCCGCAGGCTATCGTCACGGGCCTAATAGCCAAGTAAGGGAGGTATTGATGGCAGAAACGACCCAATACGCCGCCCTGATGCTCGACGCCAACGGGAACGTCGATAGGGTGCGCACGACCGACGGCAAGATCTACTACATTGCATCGACCATCGCCATGGATTCGGCGGGAGCGGCGCAAGAGGCCGCAGCGAACTGCAAGACGGCAATGGACAACGCCAACGCCGCCGAGGAAAAGCGAGTTTCGGCCGAGAAAACAAGGGCTTCGAACGAGACCTCGCGCCTCAACGCAGAGGTGAACCGCGCCAACAACGAAGTGGCCCGCGTCAACAGCGAGAACGCCCGCAAAACGGCCGAGTCCTCGCGAGCAAGCGCCGAGAGCGCCCGCAAGTCTGCCGAATCGACGCGCGAAAGCAACGAGGCCGCCAGAAAGACAGCCGAGTTGAAACGCCATGACGAGCACATCGCAGACCAACAGGCCTCGTCGAACGCCGCAGCTGCCGCCAGTGGCGCGGCCTCGCGCGCCGACGCGGCGGCAAACCAGGCCCTACAGATCGCCAACTCGATCGCCCAGGGCAGCGTCGGCGATTCCGACATCGCAGACCTGCGCAGCCAGAACGAGAAGCTGGCCTCGATGCTCGCGAACGCCACGGGCAAGTTCTTCTTCATGGGCGGCACCGTCTACGCCCCGTCGGCGAAGGCGTCAATAAGCAACGGAACCGTCACGCTCGGCTCCACCTGCTCGGTATCAGGCACGACCATCGTGCTCGCATAGAAAGGAAACTCAAATGGCAACAGTGAACGCAGAGCGCTTCGGCATTGACGGGCAAACCTACACGCTCATCGACGGCACGGCCCGAGAGAACGCCCAGCTGGCGCTCAACAACGCTGAGTACAACCGCCAGAGCCTCATCGGCAAGTACGGCGGGCAGAGCATCACCGCCATCCTTGCCGGGGAGATCGGCAGCGGTACGGTGTACGACGCCCTGCACAAGCGCATCGCCGCCGGCAACTTCGCTGGGCTGCGCGTCGGCGACTACATCGACGTGCCGCTCGTGAGCGCGTCAAACGTGGCGGCCCAGCAGTCCGTGCGCTTCCTGCTTGCGCACTTCGACCCGTACTACCAGTGCGGCGACAGCGCCAAGGGCCACCACATCGCGTTCATCGCGTCCGCGCCCGTCGCCGTGGCCAAGACCGTCACCGGCGTGGCCAACGACAGCTACCTGATGTGGAACACCGCGAACACCAACCAGGGCACCGCAGACGTGAAGAACCCGTACCTGAACAGCAACCTCAAGGCGTGGGAGAAGCTGTTCGAGGCGTGCCTGCCCGAGGGGCTGACCAAGTACCTGCTCACCCAGCGCGTGCTGCTTGAGGAGCGTTACAGCGCGAGCGGCGCGCTCAGCGACTCCAACTCGTGGAGCTGGCAGGGCATCGGCAAGGTGTGGTCGCCCTCCGAGATGGAGGTGTACGGCTGCCCGGTGTGGGGCACCAAGGGCTACAGCGTGGGCTTCGACTGCCAGTTCGACCTGTTCCGCGATACCGCGCACCGCTTGAACGGAACTCGGTACTATTGGTGGCTGCGTTCCGTCGTGGGTGGCTCCTCGTCCTACGTGTGCTACGTCAACAACTACGGCATT